TGTATTGATTCTTGCCATATAAAAATATTATAATTTTTATCAATCATTTTATACATGCGTTTTACTATTTCTTTATTTCTAGGTTCATTATCAAAAATATATGTTACATTTTCTGGACTAACTTTTAATATCAAGTCAGCGCCTGCGGCCGCTAAACAATTATCTATAAACAGACTATCAATTGGTCCTTCAGTAATGTAAATATGTTTTTGAAAATTTACTCTTTCTAAACCATATACCTTTTGTTTAGTTTCGTCAAGCTTAATTGTTAAATATTTTGGTTGTTCTTTACCAAACGCTCTACCTTGAATTGCAAATAAATTACCAGTTGTATCATAGAAAGGTATTATCAATCTTGGATGTTCACCTTTAAAATTATTAAATGTATCTGGCTTTATCTTATTAACTAAAGACATAAATTCATCTGTATAGTAAAGTATATCGAAAAACTTATCTGGTATTTTTCTTTTAATAATATATTTTTTGGCTGGGTGTTTATCAGGTAATTCTGATATTGTAGGTAATTCTTCTACAATATTAATCTCTTTAAATACTGGTGGTTTAAAATTAAAGTTTGGTTTAGGTGTTGCTGGTGCTGATCCTTTATATCTTTCTAATACAAATTCATCATGCAATTTAGTATCTATAAACTTAATAAAATTGGCCAGGTTTTGACCCATACCACAGTTATGACATTTAAAGAACATATCATTTTTAACTCTATAAAAATATGCTCTTGCTTTACTTTTATTTTTTTGAGAATCTCCACAATGTGGACATCTAAAATTAAATAAATTGTCGTTCTTTCTTTTGAACTTACTCAACCTGGACGATAATAAATTAATAAATTTTAAATCAATATAAGATGACATAACACAAGAACTAATATACTATAGTTTGTGTTGTTTGTCAACCTATTTTATTAACCGAATATACTTAATAGTTTATTGAAATCTTTTGTTATTAAAAATATAACTACAATGGCCGCACCTAAAAGAATCCATCTGGCCTTTTCAAGCATACTAACTCTACTGCCTATATCATTTCGTAATGCTTTTATCTCTGTAAGCAATCTTCGTTCAACTTGATTAATTTCTCTTTGCAATTCTCTATAGACATTATCAATTTCATCCGCTCTATCTTTAATCTTTTCAAATATAATTGCGTCTGTTTTTTCTTGTCTTTCAATCTTTTCTTCATGCACGGCCAACATAGATTTAATGCAAGAAGAAACATCAGTTAATTTCTCAATAGCCGTATCTAAACGATTATTGATGCCACTAATGTTTTCAAGGTCTTTTTTAACGCCTTCTAACTCTACTCTTATATCTAAGTTGTCGTTTTCCATTTATTATCTTGCTAACGGATTAGAATTTAATGCTCTTAATTCTTTAATTTGAACTTTTAATAGTTCAACTTCTTTTTGAACTAATGCTAATTCTTGTTTAACTTGACTTGCTTTTGATGGATCTATACTATCTATCTTAGACATAATTTCTCCATATTTAATGAAGCCTCCACCAATTGCGCCAACGATTGCAACTGTAGCAATTATTTCCTTGAGATTATCTTTAATTTTTCCTATCATAAATTATCCTTTTTTTATTCCTTTTTTTAACATTTCAATTTCTAATATAATACTGTTTTGTTCATCTTCAATCTCCTTTAAGAGACGTTGTTTTACAGCAATAGGGTCTTTAATTATATACGCCGATAATGTAGCGTCTTTGTATATTTGTTGCTGTGATATATTTATCTGTTTGTAGAAGTCTGAATTAGGTATTCCAACCATTGTTTTACCGTCTTGTAATCTTTTGTTTTCATATGACGATAAATCAGCTGCACTTGCTTTCATACCATCTAGTTTTATATCTTGTATTGCCCTTGTTCTTTCGCTTACCGTCATTAATGTTCTATCAACTTTTGCCAATTCAGACTTTATTTTTGCATCTATGCTTGCTGATTTGGCATCTGCCTTGGCATCTCCAGTAGAAGTAATCCCCGCTGAAGTTGATGTAGTCTTTGAATCTGATACACTTTTTTCATTAGTCGTCTGCGTCTGCGATCCTTCTGTTTTCGCACTTTGAGTTGTTCCAGGCTGAGCTGCTGGAGCTTGCGTTGTTTGTGTTGGCGAATCTGTTGTCTTACTAGTTGTCGTATTCTGTGGACCTGACGTAGTGTTAGCATTTGTTCCTCCTGTTGTTGTATCATTAGAAGTAGTAGAAGCGGTTTTTGTCGGTGCTGCGGACATTGGTCCGTCAGCTGTAGAAACTGTTTTAGTTGGCGCCGGTGTTGTGGACATTGGTCCATCTGTCGTGGAAGTTGTTGCAACTGGTTTAGAAGTATCTAGTGTATTATTTGAAGTTGCTGTTGCACCTGGTGCAATGTAAGTAAATTTACCTGGACCTAATGAACCATCTCCTGCTGTAATACCTTTTGATGCTAGAGATGCTTTATCGTCATTGGTGCCTACATAACCTCCTGTAGATTTACCATCAGCACCAAATAAATTTGATATAGGTCCTGTAAAATTTGCAAGTGGAGGAGGTGGTGCCATCATAGGACCTGAGAATGCCATAGGATCACCAAATGTTGCAATTCCTAATTTTTCATTTTGTTGTTGCATAATTGGTGCAGTTAAAAATTTATCAAACGATACTGGCGGAAGTGTACTAATTACAAAATCAGGATTAGCAGAAATTGATTTATCTGTTATTAAAAAAGGCAAATTTTGTAATGATGTGGGTGCATAATTTAATGACGTTAAATCTGGAGGACAAGTTGATGGAGTATTTTGCCAACATAAAACAACTGCTGTATTAGTTACAAGTACTGAACTTATATTTTGATCAACATAGTTATAAGAAATACTAAGACTAGGTGATGCAACATCAACACCACTAAAATTATTACTTGACGAACCAAAATCAAATCTTAACTTTGATTGATAACCTAATGTTAATTGAGAAGTACCGTCATAATTTGTTTTTTGACCTATAATAATATTATCTAATGGTCTATCAATAAAGCCTGCAATATTTCCTGCGCCATTACCACTAGGTATTCCATTACTAGACATACTTCTATTTTGTGTGATGATTTCTCCTGTATCTAAGTTAGTAACTGATTGTGATATTGTTAATCCCATAGGATTAGAAAACCAAAAATCTGTTTTAGCAGATGCTGATTGAGTAAATCCATAGGCTTGAGATACAACATTTATTCCTAATCCTGTTAATGGTGCTGATGTTTCAGCATAAGAAGTTGTGCCTTTACCTGTTAAATAGTTACAACCCATATCACTAGTTCCGCCTGTTACGTTTGTTCCTGTCCATACCGGTGAACCACCTATTGTACTACAAAAATTATAATTCGCTAATACATTACCTGTGTTTTGATTATTTGTAATTGAAGTATTTACAGTAGTAACTTGATTTAAAGAACTGTAAGTAATATCTCCTAAAGTTGGTGTATTAGTTTGTTTTGTTGTTGTACCTATTGGAAGTGTGGTTGTTTTTGAAGTTGTAGTTGTAGTTGAACCATTAGCATTTTGTGTAACGTATGTTGATACAGTTTTTGTATTACTTGAATTGCTTGTATTGATTTGACCATAAGAATATCTAGCTCCTACAAGTAAACTTAGTATAAAGAAAATTGCTAATGTAATTTTATATCTATTAGTCATTAACTTTTAGTAATTACAATATAACAACATATAGTAACAAGTATTGTTAATATTATAATATCCATACTCACTCCTTTCGGTGTTGTATTAGTTAGTTTTAGGGGTATTGTTTTCTTGTTGTTTTTTTAGCAACTCTATTTTTTTAATTTCTTCTTCTTTTTGAGTTGCCTCTATTACTTTAAGTTTATCTACATATTGATTGTAGTCTGGTCTTAACTTATCGTATTTTGCCCACTGTTGTGTAGCTTCAGCACCAATTTTACCTTCGAAAGGACATGGTGTTCCTGATTGTTCCATTGCAAAAAATACTCTAGGGTCTTGACATAGAATAGACACTGCGGCCACTTTCATGCCTAAGTCGTTTAATGTTTTAGATAGTTTAATTCTTTCACAATTCTCATCTCTGTAATAAGAACCTCCTGAAAAACCTAAACCTACTGTTGATAGTCCTGCACTGTAACCAACAGAACATAAATCTTGTGAATAGGCAGACATGCTTGGAGCAGATGCAACCGCAGCTACTCTAGTGTCTCCTGAATATGCAGTAGAATTAGAAGTCGTTGTAGTATTTGAAGTATTACTAGAACCTGACTGGTATGTTTCAGAAGTAGAAGAAGTATAACCTCCTGTAATTGAAGTGTTACTTCCGCTTGTATTATTCTGTGTGGTACTTTGTGCTATAGCACTTGTCGAAATCACTTGCGTAAAAGCCATTATAAAACATAATAAAAGACCTGTTAATCTTTTCATTTGTTCCTTTAATACTACTATTTATTCATTCTACTTTTTCGAAAATGCTCTATTACCAAACCAGAAAGCAACAACAGCAGAAAATAGTCCTGCAGTTTCTTCGTCCCATAGTTTAGGTATTGAATCTACTACTGAAGTGCCTAATCTCAATAATGCAATTAACGCACATACTTTTATTAAAACAAAAAGTATAAAAAAAACATATGTAATCACAGGCCTAACTGAAGCTCTCATTGTTTCAATCCAAGGACTTCCTTTTAAAGAAGCATCTTGATCATATAAACCTTTTGCTTCTTCAGCATTGGCCTGTGCTTCTATCATCTTAATGTTAAGGTCTATTCCTCTTTGCTGAAGTTCTGCTCGAAGTTTTAATTCTTCTAAGTCAGCGGCTCTTTTTGATTTTTCTTTCCACATATCGAATATGGAGGGTATGATAGATGTACCAAAACCTAATAATGTGCCTAATAAACTTAACATATAATAACCTTATGATCTAAACTTGTTTATAATAGTATTTATACTATTCTTTACTTTATTAACAACAGTATCCACTATTGCTGGTCTTGGAATGTACCAACCAATAACTATACCTATTGCAATTAATACTAACATTTTAATCATTTCTTGACTCCTTTTTATTTGGTTTTATCTATATAAGTCTTATAGATGTTATAAGCAGCGTTCAATTGAGTCTTAACAACTGTATCACTACTTCTTTCAGATGCTACTTTGGCTCTCTCGGCCATATTAGTAGCGGCCTGAATCTTATGAACGATAGAATGACTAGATGTTTCTATTCTTGTTACGCTTTCTCTAGCAACGTTCTCGTTTACAAACTGTAAATTTGGTATTACGTGATCTACAACATCTTTAGTATCTTGTGTATCAGTCATTGTTGGTGTAGTATCGACTTTAGTTAGAGAATGACCTGTCATTGTTTTACCTTTGTCGTCTTTTTTATTATGGTTTTTTCTATTTAATTTGTGTTGAATGTTTTTAGAAGGCATGACGGCCATAGTACCTCTACTATCACCTGTACCTTGATTTCTTGGTGCAGTATCTCCTAAATCTGCCTCAGGTTTCATAGCATCCATACTACCAATAGAAAATCCCCCTATACCAGAAAAGTTAGCATCGTCATATTCTTTTAAATAATCTTTTGCAAATTCTTTAAAAGATTTGAATGTTTTTTTAGTCATTATTTTATGTTATATTTTTCTTTGAATGATTTTTTAGGTTCTTCTTTAACCATTTTAATTTCTGATTGTTTAGGTGCGTTCATATTATCTATGAATAAATCTGTTTTATCTAAACTATCTAATACTTGTTTTAGCATAACGTTATTGTTATCGGTATTTTCTTGAACTTTTCTTTTCAACATACCCATAACTGGATTCTTTTTCTTTTTTCTAAGACCAAAACCTTGGCCTGTTATATTGTCTTTAGGTTGGACACCAGGCTCACCAGCAGGTCCTACACCAACACCTGCAATTGCTCCACCACCTACATTATTTGTTGGAGCTGACCCCATCATACCAGCAGCGCCGTCATCTTCTTTTACTAACATTCCACTATTATCTATTTTATAATTTAATGGTATTGGTTTACATTTTTGATCTGTATAGCAATAATATTCTCCTGCTTTACAAGTTTGATTGGTTTCTCTAAAATTTTTAAATTTTTTCATATTCTGATATTAATTCTCCATCTTTTTCATATACGTCTATTCCAAAACAAGTCATAAAAGGTTCTTCATTACTTTCTTTTATAACTCTCACTTCATTTAATAACTTATCATATACATTAATTTGTTTAAGATAAGATACTACTGTACTTTCTATTAAGGATTTATGCTTTTGAAGTTCTTTATTTTCTTTAAGAATAAAAGCTAATGCCACTGCAAAAGAAGATAATGAAGATCCCAACCCCATTTTTTGCAATATTCGTTTTAAATTAAAACAAAATCTGTGTAATACTGTATAAGAATCTTTCTCTGCTTCAGTATTCAACTTATTTGCTTTTCTTAAAACTTTACCAGTACGATCAATGATGCCAAACTTATAGGCTTCTTGTTGTTCCCATGGTGTTGATATTAATTTTACTATTCTATAAGTAATTAATAAATCTACTAATCTATTTGCCATTATAGTCCTTTTAGTATTTCTAAAACTTTTTTATCGGCATCCACTTCTTGTAACTCATGTGGATACAAATAATTTAAATAATCTAAAACAGATTTCAAAGCAGGCCAAAATCGAGAATCTAATTTATATAACAATAATGTAACTGCGGCTTCTACACCAAAAACATTTTGCAACACTATAATATGATTTACTACCAATCTAATATTTAAATCTCCAGTAAACACGTATTTACGAAACAATCTTTTAAGATATTTAAATCTTTTCAAATCTTCGTAAAATTCTCTCTCTTGTTCCAGAGTAGGATTATCATAATTATGTTGTGCAAACAATAACCAATTTTCTTTGGTAATCTGTTTAAACATTGCTAATCTTAGATTAGCTTAGCGTAAACCTTTGAACTATTATTATTTAATTTTTCAAAGTTAAACTCAAGCTTCAATCCACCTTCTTTTCTGTGGCTGATACCATCATCATTGATTACTTCATCTGGTTTAGAATCGGTATCTTTACCGTATCTACCGCCAAATTGCTTAAGTGTAACAACAACTGAACCATTACCACTTTCAGGTAATACTACGTTGTTATCAAAAGATAAACCTAGTCTACCTAGTTTTTCTCTTAATTCACTTACAGCATGAAGTGGAACCAAATATTCACGTGCAGCTATTGAACCAACAAAAGCGTTAACTTGTTTTAACACTTCTGCGTTTTCTATGTTGTGAACACCAATGTGGCTATCTTCAACAGAATTATTATTATCTGTTGTACCAACACCTTGTGCATCACCTTCATAGTGAGCTTCTTTTATATGTTGTTTAAAACTTTTCATTTCTTTTTCCTTTTTAGTTTCATTTAATAAACAATCTTCTTCAAATTCATTTAAATCTTTTTCAATAATGTAAGACTTAAATCTTTTCATTTGAATCTTTTATTTCTTCTGAGTAAGTAATTTTTGTCTCGCTCATTTTTAAAAGTTTGTTTGTTTGCTGAAGAGCACCATAAATAGCATTTAAATTACTTTTCATGTTGCCTAATTCAAACTCAACTTGTTTAATTTTTTCTGAAATAGAATTAAAATCTTTTGTTAATAATTCTTTTTCAGATAACAATGTTTTTTCATCAATATTCATATTATACTCCTAATTATTAAGATGCTGAATAACCGTGTCCACCAATAATGTTCCATTTAGAACTTTTGAACATTAGTGTAACAGTTTCACCTTGTGCATTTAACACAACACTAGTAAAACCTCTTAAATTAGTAGGTGTAATAGTAATTGCATTTGTACCAGATGATGCAGTATCTATAATTGTTTTAATTTGACCATCAGTACCGTCAGCAAGTGTAATTGCTCTTGTACCTGATGTTGCATCAACCAATGTAACTGCTGTTGTAACGTTTGCAGCTCCACTAGCACTTAAAGTTTGTGCTGTTTGTTTTAAACCAATATATGTTGGTATATTGTTAAATACATTTGAAGTTGATACTTTTTTATTGATTGGTGTTCCAGATGGATCTTGTACTACGTGGAACAAATCTGCATTTGCTAATGCTGTACCTAAATCGGTAAGCGCCGTGATTTTCTTATCTGCCATTTTAACTCCTTATATTAACCCTTTCGGGAATGCTACTCTAGGTAATACCTAGATCACTTTGTTTATATATTTATACATTGTGGTGAGCGATTAAGCCCACCACAAATCTATGTATTATGCGTCAGGGAACTGAGTATCGTCAGACTGATCACCTGATATAGATGAACTTGCTACTAATACTTCAGTTTGTACTCTTCCAGTTCTTCCACCAGAACCTGCAATACGTCTAACCCAACCAGCGTGAGCAATTTTACTTGCTTGAACTGCTGTTTCAGTTGTATCAACACCATAAACTTTAGTTGGATCACCTTGTGTTCCGCTAGAATTTGATGATTCTGAATATGATACATATTTTGGTTTTTCTGATAATGTATATGCAGCTGCTGGACTTACAGCTGATAAAGTTGCACCTACTACACCTGCAGTAACAACTGCTGATGTGTTTGAAGCAATACTTTTAATTACGTAATCTTCTCCTGCTACTCTAATGTAGTCTCCTACTTTAGTTTGTGTAGTGAAAAGAGTTGATGTCCCCGTAACAGTACCACCAGCATTTATTGCTACTGTTCCTGTTGCAGTTTTAGCATCCTTATTTCCCCATAAACTCATTTGTCTCTCCTTATTAATAAGTGATTTGTTATAACGTTACTATTTATAAGAACTTACTATTTGAAACCTAGTTTTTTTAACTGTGATATGGTGTTGGCCGTACTGGTGTGTAGTATTCCATAACCACCACGAGCCTTAAATTGATTAACGTTTTTAATATAATCATCTATTAACAGAGCAGGTTCTCCATTAACTTTAGCATAGTTTTGTTTTTCTTTTCTTTTAACTAGATTGATTCTGTTTGCTGGTATGCCTAGATGAGATACTGCCCATGATCTTTTTCCAGGAATACAATTTGGATCAGATGCGTGTTCTACGTAAGCAGATAGTATATGTGGTTGATAATTGTTGATGTATGACCATAGTTGTTGGCCACCTGGTTGCCATGGTAAATTATACCAAAAATCTTTTTTGTCTATGATTGGTTTCCATTTATCAAGTTCACTATTATTTTCCATCCACTTATCAATAGACATGCCTGTAGTTTTAATTGCTGCTGATTTAAAATCGCATAATACTCCGTCCATGTCGCAATATATACGAGGTAACTTATCCATGATACTTTAAATACTTATTAATTATGGCCTGCTAATTTAGGTTCAACATCAATTTTAGTTACAGGTTTACCAGTCAAAGTGCTTTTCATATTTTTAGGATTTTCTTCTTCTTTTTTTAAAGATTTCTTATATTTTTTATAATTTGGTTTCTTAGCAGCTTCTTCTATTTTTTTAATAGGTTCTTTTTCACCTTTAACTTCTTTTTGTTTTTTATTCATTTTATCAGCATCAATATCTTCTTGTTTTTGCAATTGTTTCTTTTGTAAATCCAATATTGCGCCTCTTGTTTGATGTATTTGTTTTTCTATATTTGTAGTATCTGCACCACCAGCCGCTTTTTCAGAATCTCTTAATTGAGTTAATCTTGTTCTAAGTCTTTTTAATTCTTGATTATCTGTATCGATTGCTTTCATACCAGCTTCATCTAATTCTACTTCTTCATTCTTTTCTTTTTTCTCTATAGCTTTCTGAAGTGCTGGTGGTAATTTTTTTTGTGCAGCTGTTAATTCTTCATTCTTTTCAATTTTTTTAGCAATGTCATGTGCTTTAATAATTGTAGATTTTTTTAAAGGTGGTTTATCACCAGTTGCTTTCATAGCAGCGGCCATTCCAATAGCGTATGGTTCTTTTGCTGCTTCTGGTACAAATTCTTCTGCTTCAACATAACCTTTTGATTTATAGTCTGCTAATTTTTCTACAGGTATTCTTATTACTTTTTCTTTACCACCTGGTGCAGCTACTAATGTAGTCTTACTTGTAGCAATTGGTTTGTTTGCTATACTAGGAGAAACGTCTTGTGAAGTTGCTTCATCTTTAGCGTTATACCCTTTATCAACTCTATTAAAGAAGGCCTTCTTTTCAGCATCAGTCATTGATGCTAAAGATTTTCCTTCTTTTTCTAATTCTTTTTTAAAGTAAGCTTCATAATCTTCTCTCAATTTCTTAGCTACTTCTGATATACTACCTGGTTTAATTTCTAAATATCTTGACATTATTTTTTCTCCTTTAATTTTTTCCATGCTTTTTCTACTATAGATTTAGCACCTTTATATGCTTCTGATTTTGGTACACAATTAGGTACACGTTTTCCATTTTTCATTTTAGTTCCAACTGCTACATAACCAGTCCAACAAGCATCTTTTAATTCTCCTGTAGGTTCTTTTACTTCTGTTATTTTTTCAACTGGTTTGTTTTCCAATTTATCCAATTGATCGTAGTAATCTGGTCTTTCATCCAAATGGGCTAATGCTATTTTCTCAGCAACTTTAGGATCATCAGTATGTTCTGATTCTGATTTGATACCTTTTTCTAATTGTTTCTTTAATGCTTCAATATCTACATTATGTTTCTTAGCACTATCTTCTAAACTAGGAACTGGTTTTAATTGTATTTCTTCTCCCATAGAAAGGCCAATTTGTGTATTAGCGCCACCTGCATTTGAAGGTTCTATGTTCTGAGGTATGTTATTTGTTTGATCTTTTTGTTTTTTAACTTTAGGTTTTTCTTCAACAGTATAACCTGGAACTTTAACATCTGTTACTTTAGCTTTTATGTTAGATAATTGTTTTTGTCTTGCTAACTCTATTTCTTTATCTTTTGCTTTTTTAATAATGTCGTGTATATGTTGTGGATATTTTGTATTATCTTTTTCTGTTCCTTCACCTAAAATTTTTTTAACTAATCCTGTGTTTAGTTTTAATTCTTTTGCTATTTCTTCTGTTGTTTTTCCATCTTCTTTCATTTTATGAATAGCTGTTAATGATGTTTCTTTTAAATCAAATTCTTCTTTAATAGCTTCTTCTGTTACTTTTTCATTTTTACTAGAAAGATAATTGCCTACTGTAGATATATAATCACTTGCTAATGTAACTTTAGCTTGAACCCATGCTGGCAATTGTTTTTCATAATCGGTACCAACGTAATCACGAATCATTTTAATAGCACGTTCTAATTCTTCTAATTGATTTAATACCATACTGCCTTCATCATCTAACATTTTACCCATAGCAATAGCAATATGATTTTCTTGTACTTGTTTATAAGCGTTTTTTGATTCTTTAATGAAACTCATTATTTCTTATCCTTATTATATTCTTTGAAAGACATCATTTTTTGTTTAACTTCGTCAATCTTAGATTGATAGTTATTACCATATCTTTGTCTATATTTATCTATTGTATCATTTGAACCAGCCCATTCTTCTATATCTTGCATGGACACTTTCTTATTGTTTGGTTCCCATTTAGCACACCAATAATTATCTCTAACCTTAGCGTCAAATTTCTTACAATAACTATCACTTTCTACATAATATTCACAATTACCACAATGTTGTCCTTCTGGTACCTCTTTAGAATTGGCAGCCATATATTTTGGTGGTAATGAATTAGGTATCTTTTTGCCGTCTGGATATACTCTAGTTGTTGCTACTAACTCTTTATTATCTTCTGCATTACTAGGCACATATTCACCACCTTGATAATTGGGGTCGTAACCAGGTTCGCCTGGTGTTATCTTAGAAGTGTGTTGTGCATAATCATGTCCTATATCGTATGCTTCTTTTTTTGTCATCTTAATCAAATCCTTTTTTAATTCACCAAATACTTTTTTGCGTCTTTCTTCTATAAGTTTTGGTTCTTCTTTTGTTTCTTTAATTTCTGATACTGCTTTAAATCCGTAATCTACATCTAAATTATATTCTCTTATCATTACTTCTTTATCTGCGGCAATAGGAATACAATCCCATATCCATGATTTGTGTAAATTGTTATTTGTATCTTCTAATACAATATAATTTGTTCCTCGTCTTACTACTTTTCCTTTTACATCTAAATTGACGTTATGTGCTTGTTCGCCAATATTGAATATCATTTCTCTAATGTATAAGTCTCTTACTTGTTGTGTTTCAAATTGTTGTAAAGTTTTAGGCATTTCGGTTGGTTCAAATTCTGCGGCCAAACTAATCGATAAACCCATACCTTTTCTAACATCAAAGAATAACTCGTTCTTTTGTTTCTCTGTTAAATTGCCTGGTATTCCTCTTTTGAAATTCTTTAAATCTCCTCTTGAAGCATAGTTTCTTAATTTACTTGCACTCATTCCTGTTACACCTTCTTCATCAGGATCTCTTTCGCCTGCTGATACTACATTTATCTTTTCAAAGTTATAGAAACCATGTCTGTTTCTTTCACCATTATATTTGTTTAGTATAGTATCAAATTCTCTTACTCTATCACTACCTACAACCATAGTTACATTTGTATAACCTAAACTATAAATTTTTGCTGCTAATTCTAATACCATATTTGTAGGCATTACAAATATATGACTAGCATAACGTTTAAATATTGTTTGCATCCATTTTAATTTGTCTGATGGCGATAATGGATTCTTAACTGCGTCTTGCGATCTACTTAAAAATATTTTATAGTCTGAACCTAAACTTGCAACTTTTTGTAATAGTTTTTCGTGGCCTATTGTTGGTGGATTAAATCTACCAAAAGTAAATGCAATAGATTTGTTTACGCCTTCTGTTTTAATAGAACGTATTTCTGCGTCTGTTATTTTACCATCATTTAATATATCTTTTAATTGATGATACAATCTTAGATAATGATATTTCTCTAACATCTTATAGATAACATTTTTAGGTAATAAATTCTTTTTACCAAATGTTCTTATTTCTTCTGGTGTCATATCAGTAGCAAAAGCATCTTGTCTATCTTTTAATACTGTATTACCAATTGAAACTAAATGCTTAATATCATCTTCTATCTTAGATATTTTTTCATTTATAATTTCTTGTAAATTTAAAACATCATCAGGATTTAATTCTGTTAACTCTTTGTAATCAATGATATCTCTTTTTAATTCTCCTTCTATCACATCTATCTCTTTTACTTTCTTTTCAAAATCAGCTGCATATCTATTAGCATCAAATTTAAATTCTTTTGGTTTTCTTATCCAAGTATTGTTTTTAATATCAAATACACCATCAGCCATTTTATCATTTGTTTCTTTTACATTTGGATCTGTAATGATGTAATAGTTGATTGGATGTTTTGTTCCTGGAATTAATTTACCGTTGATACCTTTTAATTGATGTGCTAATTTAATTCTAACTGCTTCTCTATCAGCAGGTGCAACGTCAAATAAAACGTTTACATCTAGGTCTGCATCATCTCTATAATTTTTTGTAATACTAGAACCAACTAAACTATATTTTTTAATAGGATAAAGTTTTTCAAACTCTTTTAATTGTGCATTAATGATATCTAATACGGATTGTTTTAGTTTTGGATTTTCTGTATCTGCATTATCAAATACATCTTTAGCGTAAGTACGCCTAGGTATATCTATAACTGCTTCATTAATTAATTTAAACATTTGTTCTCCTTGCCATTCTCTCTTTGGCCATCCATCTTTTTGCTATGTAACTTTTGATTGGTGTATTTAATAATCTTCTAACAATACTGTTTATTTTATTCATTGTTAATGTAACCAATTCTTGTTCTGATCTGCTGTTATCTACTACTATAAAGTTTTGCATACCAAAAAAGTTTTGAAATTTACCAATATTAAGTTGTACACCTTCCCAAGATTTTTTTGTAATATATTCAGGTACAACTCTTTCTCTTTTAGAATTTCTTTCCATTGCAACTTGTAAACTGGTATTAACAAATACCATATAACAATCATAACCTAATTGTTTTAATAGTCCTGCCTGACTTTGTATTATGTTAAAATCTCTGCCTGTTGCATCTATTACTAAACCTAATCTACCTTTGATATATAAATCTAATTGATTTTCGGTTATTGCTTTTGCTTTATTTCTTAATACATCTCTAAAATATTGTTCTTCATCTGGCATAGATAAAGATAAACCAGCAGTCTTTAAACTCTTTTCAAATATAATATCTGAATTGACAATCTTTAAACCTGATCCAGCAAATACATTTCTAGTAACAAATGATTTACCAGAACCTGGCCCACCTGCTAAAAAGAAAGCTTTAAATATACCTTGATCGTATAAACCTTCTGAAAGTATTTGTTCAAATGATTTCACTAGCAATTCCACTTTCTTAATGCCAATGCTTTACGAGTAGGTCTTCCTTTATCATCTTTCATTGGGCCTGGATTACCAGACATACGAGCACAGAATGATTTACGTCTATTATATGCCTTACTGCCTTTTTTTAATTCAGATGGTTTTTTTGTTACAGGTGCTTTTAGATTACTACCATCTTTACGATTATAATAATCTCTACCTTTTTGTGTTAATCCTCCTGTAGAACTTTTAAGTCCTTTTGAATCTACAGCAGCTTCTTTTATAAATTGTTTAAATGTTTTCATACTATCTCCGTTGTTTTTGATCTATTAAAAGTCTCGTTAGGTTTTAATCTTATTTGTGGATTTCTAAAAGTCCAACATTCTCCAGTTTCATTAATAAAACATACCCATAGTAGATGTTCTTCCATGCCGTAATCGATTAAAAAATGAACGTAGGCTTCTCCTTTAGGAGTTATTATAGGTAAAGCTGGATTCAATTGTTTAATCATATTATCCTTTAAGCCAATCTTTTGCTATTGTAAAGTTTGCTCTACTAAATTCTAATCTATCTACAAGTTTAACTGCACCCTTAACTCTATCAACAGCCACATATCCTTCAGGATTAGTTACTTTAAATCCATCTGGTGTTCTTATAAACTGGCCAATGCTTTGTATTTGATTCATTTTTCTTATTAAAAAATTCTTTGCACGTTGTAATGATATCCAACTTGCAATTGCAAAGTATAATGCTTGTTGATTCCTATCAATGAAGTTTAAACCATCATCTCTAATTTTTCTATATTTGTTTTTTGTTTCTTCTTTACTTACTGCTTCAACTTCTTGTTGCAACATATTATTATAATACACTCTAAACATATCTACTAAATCTTTTACTTTGGCCATATCGCCTTGTGAATTTCTAATGTAATGATTGAAAAATGATTTAAGTTTATAACCTACTGCTAAAGAATCTGCAACGTTAAGTATATCTAACATTGGTGCCGCTTTCTGTAATGAGCCTTCTGCCATTGAAATGATATTATCAAACTGGCCCATTTCTGATTTGTTAAATGTAGCAGCCCCTGACGTATCTTTGTATGTTGCATCTGTAATAAAAATAGAAGATGATTTAGGAAACCCAGCAACACTTCCAAAACTTGCTGAAAGATGTTTAATATCTTTACCTGAATACATTGTATGGAAAACTATACCTAATCTTGCACGTGCAACTCTTTGACCTATTACACTGTTAACTGGTACTGCATACGTAATTGTATTTGGTGTAAATGTATAATATTCTTTATCATCTATTGTTGTAGTCTTAACATCACCTTTTGTAAATAAAAGATCGCCTTGTAAAATACCATTGATACCTAATTTAGATAACTCTCTTAAACAAACAATAAGTTTCTGTGCTAAAACGCCATCATGGTTTTTCATAATGTCGCCTGTAGAATAATTGATTTTTGGATTTACGTTGAATAAAGATTTAGTTGCTACAAAGAATTTACCATTTTCAGGATTAATTCCACAGATAACTGCTGGCGCACCGTCCCATTTAACTGTTACGTTAAGTCGGCCGCCTACATTACCTGTAAGCATTTTTTTTATTGATTTTAAAAAATTGACTGCATTACGACCACCTTTTGAGCCTTGGTCTATAATACTATCTTCTAAGTGTTCCAAATGGGTATTAGTACCCTTTGTTACGAATCCTTTAAAACTAAACATTTCTCTCTCATTGTTCCCATAAACAAAATCAAACTTACAATAAACTATATCAATACTATTATTTATACTATATCACATCTTTAGGTTAATGTCAAGATTTTAGTATAATTTACCAAAAGGACCAAACTGAGAACCTCTTTTTTCAGCTAGATAGACCATATCCGTTAACATCTTATTTCTTTTTTTCTCTGGTAATGAATAGATACAGAATAAAAAGTCTAGTTCCATTAGTTTGGTATGCGATACACCATTTTTTAAATCATCTGAATTATATGATGATATCATGTTCTTAATAAAATTAACTGTTGATGTATCTGTTTGTACCTTTGATCTTATAAAATTAAATTTGGCTTCATATCTTTTGGCCACTTTTTTAAATGCGTCTAAAGATTTAGGATATAAAGTATGGTTATTAACATAAGATAAATTACTACTGCCTATTCCATTCTCTCTAAACAATGTAGTCATCAAATCAACTGGTACTTTACCTATACGAGCAGCACCCGATTTCTTTCTTTTACCGTCAAATTTTAAATTCTGCATAAATCCTTTACCATTTTGTCTAATCTGAAATTCTACTTCATCATCTTTATCTTTAATTATTATTCTACAATCAGCTGAAATTAATGTACCATCTTTTTTGTTTGTAAAGTTTATAACAGATTTGTTTAAAGACATTGTAAACTTATCTTGTTTCATTAGAGCATCTTTAGTATTTAATTCTTCCCATCTGGCTTCTTTACCTGAAACTTTTTTTAAAGATACACCAACTACTTTTCTTTTTTCAAATAGATTTTTCATTATATCATTTAATTTTGATATAGATGATGTTTTGCTTTCTAATGCTTCATTAATAGAATTTCTTACTTGTTGTTCATTTTGAATTAACCATATATCTGCTGGATTCCAACTATCTTTTTTAGCAATCTTAAATTTATCTTTAATTATTTTAGAAATGTAATCCATAAAACCACCATCTCTATTATATTCTGTGAAATTAATATTTCTAAATATTTCTAACATTTTTTTTTGTTGTGCATAGAAGTTATCTAACCATTCAGGATCATCATCAACTTCAGGATAGATACTAACTAGTTCTTTATATTTTGGATCTTTTCTAATATCATTTGCTGTTGTGTATTTTCTTTTATCTTTTAATACTCTTTTTATAATCCATAAAGATGCTCTTTCTTGTTTACCTGTAGCAACTGCATCTAATTGACCTACTGATTTCTTACCTGTTTCAATAAATCTAATTCTATAATTATTAACTAAAAAATCTGCTTGTCTTTTGGCACCTAATTTAATAATGCCTTTAAATTTTGTTTTGATTGTTGTTTGTATCTTATCAAAATTTTCTTTAGATACTTTTATTTGATATGTTGAACCTCTATTAATAGGACTATCATCAGCAAAAAAACTTCCTTCTTTCATCATTTTAATTAATGATGTTATGTTGGTTTTTAATTCGCTTGGTAAACGGCTTATTAATTCTGAATGTTTGTCTATATTAAATGACATATCTCTCTTTTACAATATTTATAAGAAAGTGTCAACTATTTAATATTGTCGCAAAGAAATTTAGGTATACCACCGTTACGTTGCCATTGACGGTGTTCATTTTGAAACTTAACTAAATCTTCTATATCTTCTTCAAAGAATGATTGTTTTACTATAGTGCCTGTTGGTTTTTCAATAACTTGCCAAAATATACTTCTGCCTTTTTTAACCATTTTCTTTTCATAAGATAATGTTTCGCTTAGAAAACCAGGTCTCTTATCACTCTTGTGAAACTTTACTTTTTGTCTTTTCATATTTTGAAGTCCGAGAATTTATCATAACTTGTTTTAACTGTCGGTTCCCTTTGGTTGCTATCTACTATATTTTGTGCATTAACGGACACATCATATAATTTCATCTTTGCTCTATCTACACCTACTATAAAAGAACGGTTAATAGATGGATCATTATATCTATTCTTTAATTGTTTAATCTTCATTTGGCCTAATGCTTCTAATTCTTCGTTTGATATTAATGCAAACATAAAATCGGCAGTTGCTGGAAGACCAAACGATTCTGAAGTATCTTCTAATCCGATATCTGTACTTACAAATCCTGTTCTTGTTGTTTGTGTTGCACTAAAGATTGGCACATTAAACTCTACGGCCAATCCTCTTAATTCTTCTGCAATGGCTTTAATAAAGAAGTATGATGATATATTTCCGCCTTTAAATCTACTACTAGAACATATATTTAAATAATCAATAAAGATAACATTAGGTCTAAAAGATTTCTTCAATGCAAGTTCGTTTAATAATGCTCTAAAATGGCCAGCGTGTGCTGATGCTGTTGGATATTCTTTTATAATTAATTTACCAGCAGTCTTGTTTCTGATCTTAGTAATCTTATCATCATAGATTTGTCTAGGCATGCTGTGTAGGTCGTCCATGTTTACATCTAGTAAATTGGCATCAATACGTTCAGCAATTCTTTCTTCTGACATCTCCATTGTAATGTATAATACATTTAAACCTTGTGTTAAGAAACTGGATGCACAATGACACATGAATAAAGATTTACCAACACCAGTACCTGCCAATGCAATGTTTAAAGTTTTAGGTGGTACGCCGCCTTTAGTAATACGATTCATATAAGATAAATCAAATTCATATTTCTTTTCTTTAGTATGATAGAAATCAAATCTTCTAGTTGCATCTTCTATGTAATCATGCCCTATATGGTTATCAAAAGAAACGGCCAATGCGTCTGCAAGAATACCAGGTATTGCCTCTGGTGTAAGTCTAGGATCTTTTTTATCTAATATTTTAATACCAGTTAATACTGCATTATGTACTGCTCTATCTTTACAAAATTTTTCTGTAGTATCAAACAACCATTGTAAGTCTACCTTTTCTTCACTGATAGATAATAGTAATTCTTTTATAGATTTAAATTCATCTTCATTAATATCTTTTCTCTGACCCAGTTCTATAAGTAATGCTTCTTTTGTTGGAATGTTTTTATATTTGTTTACAAATGTATCTATTTCTCTAAACAATATTCTTTCAGAACGATTTGCAAAGTAATCTTCTTTACAAAAAGGTAAGGCTTTTCTTGTAAAAGCTTCATTGAATATAAAATTACGTAGTATTGTAATCTCTATTCGTTCATTGTTTAAATTCAACTTTTCCATCTGTCAATTGTTTTTCTAATAGTTCTACTAATATATCACCAATGTAATTAATAAATTCTTGTTCATCAAATTTGATTTCATCAGGATTCTTAATAATTTCATAGGTAAATCTCATTGGTAGTGTACCATCTTCTTTAGGTTCACTAGCAAATTGTACATTACCATACTTGTAAACAATACCTAAGTATTTTTCTTCTACAAGTTTAATATAAGTTTGCTCTTCGCCTTCTTTTTGTACAAAGAGATATTTTATATTACTCTGCTCCGTATAGGAATTTTTTCTTTGTTGTTTCATCTATCTGTTTTAATATTTCCTTTGTAAAATACTTTTCAGGTTCATCATTGATAGACTTACCAAATACTTTTGTACCATCTGGCATTTCATATCTTGTTGATACTTTTTTGAAAATGCCTGCTTCTTCTGCAATTTCTAACAAACCATAATGACGATCTAATCCTTCTTTATATGTTAGTCTCACATCTATTTGAGCATTTTCTTTTGTTAACCTTGACTTGTAGTTTTTACAGTGGATAATATTACCAATCACTTCGTTGTCGGCATCTTTTTCTTTTCTTTTGCCGAGATAGATGATTGATGAGGCAGCGTATTTAAGACCGGAACCACCACCCATTTCTTTTTGTGGGTACATAGAACCTATTACGTCATAGGTGTGGTTAGTCATTATCATTGGAACTTTTGCCCTGCCAAGTTTCAATGTTAAAACTCTAAATGTTGATTTCACGATTTGACTTCTAGTCATATCTCGTGTTTCTTTTCCTTCTGCTGTATCTTCCATTTCTTTAGTTGTAGATAACATGCCTAAACTATCTAATACAAACATTAAAGGTTTTCTTTTATCTTCTGGTTGTTCTAAGTATTTGTCTAATACTTTTATTGATTGATTTCTAAATTCTTGCACTGTAGCCACAGGAACTATTACCATTCTTGTTGCATCTACGCCTCTACTAATAATCATTTCTTTTGAGATTGCACTTTCAGATTCAAAATAAATTACACCTGCTTCTTTATTCTTATCTAAAAAATTTTTACAAATACCTAAAGCAAAAAATGTTTTACCTGTTGCCGCTTCGCCTGCAATTGCGGTAATTTTATTACTTGGTAAACCACCAAAAATACTGCCTGATAATAATGCGTTAAAAGAATATGAACCTGTATCTATGAAACTTGTTATATCTGCACTGTCAACACCATCTGATACTAATGTTGCATACTCGTTACCTACATCTTTAATTATGTCTTTTAAAAAATTACTCATCCACATTCTCCATTGTTTTTCTATAATTAATTATATAATATTTTATTCCTAGACTATAACATACTTGGCGTATTTCGTCAAGCTGTTCTGGAGGAAAATTATGTATTAGATAATTGGAAGGACTCTTGTATATAATTATTTGCATATTTATTCATAGTATCTTTTTTTAATCTAATAGGTTTCAATTCAGTTTCACGGTTTAAGAACTTATAGTCTAATTTAACTACATCAAAGTCTGCTTGTAGTTTGTCTGCAATCTTATAAGGGTCAAATTCTGAACAGCTATAAACGTCAAATTGCATAATACCAGGATCTGTCTCGTCCCATACGTGCATTGCTATATGACTTGTTTCAATAACGGCCACACCTGTAATACCTCTGTTACCTTCAGTGTTACAATACTTAACATAAGGTCCCATTAAAACTTTCATATCAATAAAAGATATAAAGTCTTTTAACCAGTTTGTTAGTTGTTCTTCGTTTTTTGGTGGGTTTTTCACTTCGGCTCTAATAATTAAATGTTTGTGTATTAAAAGTTTATTCTGTTCCATCTCTCTATAAATTTTAAAATTAACTCCTCACAATCACATCAATATATATAAAGTTATTTATATAAAATAAATCTTTATCGAATAATTTGTATTGAAGAATTTTTAGTCCAAAGTTCAAGTTCATTTCTTATCTTATTCTCTTTCTTTAAAGTCTCATAACGAATGGCCGCTTTCTTTCTCCACCATTCTATGATACTTTCAAGTTCAAACTTATCATAGGTATCGTCCTTAATGATAGTATTTGTCTTACCATTTACTATATCAATATAATTCTTAATACCATAATGACTTATATAATATCTTTTCTGTTCTGTCAAGTCTTTTGCGTTGTTGATAACTTTATTGAAATCTTCCAGTTCTGTCTTATCATCTTTTAAAGATCGTTTGATTAAACCTATAATTGCATTAGTTAACTTTAACTTCTTACTTGAAGCATCTTCTTTTACTAATTCGCCTACTATGTTCTCAACGTAGTCTTTTAATTGTTCATAAGGCTTTCCATTTAAATTAGGAACAAAATCACTATCCGTTAGGCCTTTATATCTGACATAAGGTTTCATACCATCATATTGACTGATAGTTTTAGTACTACCATATAAACTTGTCGTCTCAAATAAACATAAATTCATACCATATTTTTTGTTTAATAATTCTCTTACATAATGACTACAACAAATAGCCGCCAACAGTTTACCACCAAGATAATTGTAACCAAAAGGTTGTGAAGGCACTATTGCAAAACCCATAATGGTAGTTTTATTAAACTGTGATAGATTAGGAATATTACCTAACATTTCATTTCTAGGTTTCATATTAATAACTGGTGAACCCAATCTTATAAATCCCATAAATTTATTAGTTGTCATTTCTTTAACTGCTAATTTTAAAGTTTTGCCAGGAATATTAATCATATTTGTATGACTTGAAATCATAGTAAGACACGTGTCCCAAGTTGTATTGTCTATTTCCAATACTTCTAACTTCATATCATTAGGAGACATTGTAAACTCAGAAAACAAATCATCTTCTAAACTCATGCCTGGTAATCCAGCAGGAATATTTTGTATAGAGGCCAATTTTTGATCTCTCATATAATCATCTATACGATTAAAACTGCCAAAGTAATCTTTAAATATTTTAGCACAATGTAATGCTTGTTCTTTAGTTAAAGTTTTCATGCAAAAAATGCCTCTAAGTTTGCTTTCTTTTCTTGCGACCAACCAATAGATTGTAATATAAATCTCATTGGATCTAAAAATGTTTTTTCAAATTGAGTTTCATAATCTATATATTGTTGTAAATTAAATTCTTTAGGTAAAGTTGTAATATAACTTATCACATCAAACTTAAATGGATTTGCTTCTATTAATTTTAAAAATTTAATTTTATCTCCTTCTTGTATTAAAGGATATTTACTTTTAAGTTTAAATTCTTTTATCTGATGATTATAAATTAAAGCACCTTTAACATGTATTGGTGTTCCTTTAATAAAGATATTATTACTATCATAATATTTTTTCATGTTATTACAAGATCTTGGAAAAGATATCTGTTCAGCCGACATAGTGAAAAACTCTTTTTTAAAATCAGCAATAAACTTTTGTAAAGTATCTTCGTCCTTACTCATTATAATTTTAATGGCCTCTTTAATCTTACCTCTACATACTTGTGGTGTTGAAGATTTAACTGCCTCAATACCCATGATCTTTAATTTAGGTTGTGAAAGTCTAACGCCTTCTTCATCTAATACATTTAACATATATCTTTTCTTTGCAACCCAAATACCTTTGTTAGCAATTACTTCTCGTTTCATCACCATACAATTTTTAAATGCGTTTGTATAATCTGCAAGTTCTTCAAAACATTTATTTAAAAATGGTTCAACTCTACTATCAACAACTTTATTTAAAAAATTACATATTTGATCTTCTGTTTTATCTTTACAAGTTTGTTCTACGAGTTTATCTAATGTAACATAGATAGAATCTGTATCGGATGCCACAATATAATCTACATTATCTGTCTGTAATATTTTATTTAAATAACTATTAACTTTTTCTTCTATAAATCTGATGATAAATTGACCTGCTGTTGTAATGGCACTGGCCTGTCTTACATCATAATATCTAAAGTATTCATTACCTACTGCACCGTAAGCTGAGTTTAAGGCGATCTTTCTTGCCCATTGAA